AACATGGGACAGTTTGAGAGAACTCTTATCATTTGTGATGAAGGGTCTGAGGTTCATTATGTTGAGGGTTGCACCGCACCAGTTTGGACTAGCGACTCCTTGCACTCTGCGGTTGTAGAGATAGTAGTTAAAAAAGATGCCAGATGTAGATATACTACTATACAAAACTGGTCTAATAATGTATACAACCTTGTAACCAAAAGAGCTATGGCGTATGAGAATAGCTTAATGGAATGGATAGATGGAAACCTTGGCTCTAAGTTGACCATGAAGTATCCTTCAATTTATTTAATGGAGCAGGGAGCAAGAGGAGAAATTCTTAGTATCGCTTTTGCTTCTAATGGTCAACATCAAGATGCTGGTGGAAAGGTTGTTCATTGTGCTTCCGAGACATCCAGCCGTATCGTTTCCAAATCAATCTCTAAAAATGGCGGCAGGTCGTCATATAGAGGTCTTTGCAAAGTGGTGAAAGGAGCAAAGAATTGCAAGTCTAGTGTTGTTTGTGATGCCTTGATTTTAGATGAACAAAGCCGTAGCGATACTTACCCATATATAGAAGTCGAAGAAGAAAGTGCGACCATAGAACATGAAGCGTCGGTAAGTAAGATTGGAGAAAGCCAGTTGTTTTACCTAATGTCTCGTGGCTTGACCGAAAGCGAAGCATGTTCATTAATTGTAAGTGGTTTCGTTGAACCATTAACTAAAATTCTTCCAATGGAATATAGTATTGAAATGAATAAACTAATTGAGCTACAGATGGAGGGGTCGGTGGGATAAATGAGCCTACCACACATTTTCACTCTTGGTGGTCGTAAACAAAACAACCCCAACGAAAGAAATGATTGTACCGTAAGGGCTTTAGCCATCTCTACTAATACAGATTACAAAATTGCTCACGACTTTCTCAAAGAACGTGGTCGTAGGTGTAGAAAATCCTTTCGATTTCCTAAGAAGTGTTCTGATGATTGTGCCTTAGGCTATGAGTTTATTTGGAAGCCCTTTACTTTTGTAAAAGGGAAAAAAAGAATGAGTCCTGAGCGTTTCGCTATAAAGTTTTCTAAAGGCGTTTATATTTGTAAAACCGTGAAGCACGTTTATGCTGTAGTGAATGGAGTCATCAATGATGCCTATAAAATTGGTTGGTATGATGGTCGATGCGTTTATGGCTGTTGGAAAGTAATTGAATTACAAACGGAGGGGTCGGTAGGTTAATATGAATTTTTCTATAGATATTGTAAAAGCAACAGAAGCAGGTGCTATTGCGGCCTCCAAGTGGATCGGTTCAGGCAAAAAAGAAGAGGCCGATAAAGCCGCCACGGATGCCCTCAAATATACTCTAGATTATGAAGTAGAGTTTGCAGGCAAGGTAATAATGGGAGAAGGTGAAAAGGATAAGTCTTTTGGCTTATTTTATGGAGACAAGGTGGGGAAACTAGCCCATATTTGGGAAACTAATCCGAGCAGATACAAGCAACTGTATGGAGACAAAAAAATTAACTGGTATGATGTGGCAGTAGATCCTGTGGAGGGCACCACACAAACCGTTATATCGGGTCCCGAAGCTATGTCTGTTATGGCCATTGGTCCAAGAGATAGTATGTTTAAGACAGATTATTTCTATATGAACAAAATAGTTTACGGAAAAAAGATTAGAGACAAGGTTGAGCTTTCTCTTGCATATCCTCTTGAAGAAAATTTAAGGCTTACGTCTGAAGCCCTTGGAAAGCCAATATCCGACTTAATGGTTTGCGTTTTAGATCGTCCTCGACATTACAAAATAATAAAAAAATTAAGAGCTTTAAACGTCAGAATAAAACTCTTAAGAGATTGTGATATTGCCGGAGCAGTAGCAGCATGTCTTCTGACTAGCGACGTGGACTTCTTATATGGAATAGGAGGATCTCCAGAAGCTGTTATATCTGTGGCAGCCATTAAAACCTTGGGAGGAGATACGGAAGCACAAATTTATGACAAAGATATGATGGGACATCCAGACCCATCGTTTGGTGACGATGAAGAGCCATGGTTTCCTGTCGGGGACGTTATTCCAAGTAGTCGCCTCATCGCCGGACCTTGCGTCTTTGCCGCCACAGGAATTACAGACGGAACTATACTAAAAGGGATTAAGCATACGTCAAGCGGAGTCATTACTAACAGTGTCTTTATGAAATCAGATACCAAAACCATTCGTTGGTTCGATACTCATCATGGAATAGTAAGATAATGGAAAAATTTGAAGTAGGATCTTGGGTAGGAGATCGTTGGGTGTCCGAAGCTGTGATTGCTTCCAATGATCGTGAAGCAAAACAAATGGTAGAGGCGTCTCTTAAGTGGCAAAACCCAAATGAAAAGGTTAATACCATGGTCGCCGTAATGAGAAACCCTTATCTCAGGCGTCTTGGTGGTTGTGAATAATTCCTATTCCCATAAAGTCCGTGGGACTTGAAGAGATTTCTATAGAGGTTTTCTCTTTGCTAATCTCTTTCCAAAATCTCTGAACATCACAGTTGAAATTGGGACGAGTCAAACCGAACGGCATTTCCGCTATGTCATGGAATGCTACTATCTTTGAAAACGACCCGACATTCTCCCAATCTCTTTTTACCCACCCATAGGAATGGTCTCCGTCAATAAAGCAAAGATCAAAGCTTTCGCCCCTTACGTCCTCGCTGGTGCAAGCGTGCCTTAAATTACAGACGCTTGACAAGAACCTAATGTCACAATCATCTGCCGTATCAACAGCGCACACTTCTTTAAAGCCCTTGTTCATTTTATTAAGGAAGGCTGTTATCAGCACCATCAAGCCCCCTCGGAAGATTCCCACTTCACAGTAGCTATTTATTTTATAGTCCCTTATGTGCAATAAAAACAAAGCCAGTTCTTCTGGTTTTTGTACGATGTATCCGTCTGAACGAACGTAAGGATGGTCTTGAAAATCATAAAAATCTTTTATAGGGTCTCCCCACAAGCCCAAGCTACGGACAATATTTTTAAGTGAGGAGAAGTCTGATAGTTCTTCTTTTGATTTGCTAGAAATCAAATCGTAAATTTTTTGTAGGCTCATTTGGGTTATTTTATTTGTCGACTTTTGGGTGTATACTATATAGTATACTATTTAATACACAGGAGTTAGAAGATGCCCTTACAAAAATGCAAAACCAACGGTAAGTCTGGATGGAAATGGGGAGGCCAAGGCACATGTTATGGAGGTCCCGAGGGCAAGAAGAAAGCCATTCGTCAAGGCGTTGCCATTGAAGGCCCTGAAAAATTTCAACGCATGGCAGGCGTTATTGAATTTACTGACGACGTTATTGAAGTAGTGGCCGAAAGTATGAAAGAAGAGGGTTATTCCCTAGGAGCCATCGTGGTTACTTGCGCTACTCTCAAAAGCATTGCCGATGAAAAAGCAGGCTATCCTCCCCATTGCAAGCCGGGATATGTAGAGATGAATGGCAAGTGTGTCCTTGCCAAAGATCCGGGTCCTGAGCCAAGCGTTTCTAGAAAAATGGCGGGAGCAGAAATTAATAATCTTCCCGACTCAGAGTTCGCTTACATTGAGCCGGGCGGCAAGAAAGATTCGGAGGGCAAAACGACACCCCGCAGCCTTCGACACCTTCCAATTCCAGACGCAGCCCACGTAAGAAATGCTCTCGCAAGACTTCCTCAGACCAATATTCCGGCAGCGGCCAAAAAGTCAGCCCTTAAAAAAATTAAGAGCAAGGCAAAGAAGCTTGGGATAGAGGTTTCTGAATAATGAAATATAGAAACTTAGCAGAGGATATCGTCGCTTGCATAAAGATGGAAGTCTTTTATGATCTGAGGGACGACACTTTAGCTCTCGCCACAAATCGCATTGAAGAAATTTTAGAAGATCACTTCAGATTTGAAGAAGAAAACGAAGAGTAGTTCATTCTAATTTTAAGTTTTTCGTGCTTTCTCGCCACTCATGAAGTATAATACTCTTAGTCAGTTAAAGTAGGAGAAAATACTTGTATATCACACTGAATACGAACTATCTCCCTCTTAAGAGGGGAGCCCGCCTTAGGGTGTTAGAGACAGGGCCTGACTGGGTTCTGGTGAGTTCTCGTGGGAAAAATATTTATATACCCCAAGGCCTCACAACTTCAAGCTCTCGCCAAGTGACTCCCAAGCTGCCCGAAAGTTTTGAAGAAGAAGCAGATAGTATTTTTTTCATGTAACGTTTTAAAGGAGAGTACGATGAGGAGTTCTGAGACTACTAATTGGGATGTGCTGCTAGGAAGCCAGAGAGCAGTTCGAACCCTTACTAGATTTGCCACGGGTCAAATCGCAGCCACGGATGTTCGTAAGGTTTTTTCTTTTACGTGCAGGGCTGGAGAATTTCGTAAGTTGGTTCAAGAGTATGGCACTACTTACGCTCGACGATTGACACGCAAAGCACTTCGCTATCGGGGCCTGTTAGAGCCCGTTAGTTCTTAATTTAAACATCATCAAGGAATAAAAAATGAGTGACATTAATAAAGTTATCATAACTGGACGAGTAACACGAGACACCGAACTTCGCTACACCCCCGGTGGAACCGCCGTTTCTGATGTTAGTCTAGTTTCAAATCGTATTTGGACCAAGAACGGAGAACGTCAGGAAGACTCAACTTTCGTAGACATAACTCTTTGGGGCAAGCAAGCAGAGACTCTTGCAGAAATGCTGACCAAGGGAAGGCATATCATGGTAGAGGGTCGTCTTAAGCTCAATAGCTGGGAAACTCAGGAAGGTGTCAAGAGGAATAAGCTCGTTATTACGGCTGAGAATATTAATCTTACACCGGCAAATGCCATTCCACGCTCTCAGCAAGAAGCCGCAGCTACAGCCGCAGCTACGGCCGCAGCTACAGACACGGAAGCAGTGGCCGTTTCAGAAGAAGTGGAGGAAGAAGTTGCGTTTGACGTATAGTTATTAGGGGTAGCTCCCTTAATACAGTCATGCTTGGTAGAAACATTCTGGTTGACCGTGAGGATACACATAAGGTCTTCATGCGCCTTATAAAAGGAATGTTTGGAGGGTTTGATTCCCTCTCATGACTCTTATTTAAAAGGAATTTAAAATGCTAAGAAAAAAGTTTTCTAAAACACTGTATAACAGCAACGACTCCAAGGGAAAGACAGCAGCGGCCAATCTCTTTGAAGGCGTGTGGGGCTTTCGTCCCTTGGAGCAATGCGAAGAATTGTTCTGCGACGGAGACGTAGTTTTCTCTGACAAGGAGGGAAAGCTTACAATGGTAGAAGTAGAAGTAAAAAACGTAGGATGGTATAATGGTGATTTCAGATATAACACCCTTCACTTTGCCTATAAGCCCAAAAATAAATCTGATTGGTTTGTATCATTTAACAGCGCTTGCAATAGAGCCTTTGTATGCAAGGGGTCTGATCTTCTCAAGGAAGATAATATAATTTTTAAGAGTACAAGAAATAGATATAACAATCAGACGACCGAAGGCGAGCCCTTTTACGAGATTAAGGTAAATGATTGCAAGCTATTTAAAAAGGACGAAAACAATGTTTGGATTTCCGTTTGACGACGCTGTAATGGACACCACTTTTTGGTTGTGCGCACTTTCTAATGAGTGTCCTGACGAAATTGATGGGTGCGAGATAGTTGGGGAGGACGACGAATATTACTACGTTATCGAAGAAGATTAATGTTTTTGCTCCAATTAATGATCTTGGATATGGTATTGCATCCAAGAACATAATAAGAGGAATTCATAATTCTGAAACGGAAATATCTCTTTTCTCAATTGGCCCCCCTCAATTATCATCTGAGGAAGAAGCAACTTTCTTTGGCCAGTTCGCCAACAACCAAAGCACGTTTGATGCGAACGCTCCATGCCTTAAAATTTGGCACGAACACTCAATGGCAGAACGAATAGGAAGGGGGAAATTTTTTGGGTTTCCCTTTTTTGAAATTGATAAGTTTAATGAAAGACGAAAAATTCATCTCAATAGCTGCGATTCTATAATCGTTGCTTCTCAATGGGCAAAAGAAATAATAGAAGATCAAGTCCCCAACAAAGAAGTTCACGTAGTTCCCTTGGGAGTTGATGCCTCTATATTCTCTGCAAAGACCCCCGTTCGCACGGACAAGTGTATTTTTTTTAACTGCGGAAAGTGGGAAGTAAGGAAAGGCCACGACCTTCTACTTCATTTTTTCAAAGAAGCTTTTCCTTACGAAGACGATGTAGAACTATGGATGATGTGTTCAAATCCCTTCTTGCGTCCCGAGGAAAGTCAACGATGGGAAGGATTTTACAAGCAAGACCCCAGAGTTAAAATCATAGGACGGGTAGAAAGCCAGAACGAGCTTGCCGAAATTATGAGATCTACTTCCTGCGGAATTTTCCCAAGCAGGGCCGAGGGTTGGAATCTAGAAATCCTAGAGATGATGGCGCTCGGAAAACATATCATTACAACCAACTATTCTGCGCACAAAGAGTTTTGTACCGAAGAAAATTCTTTCTTGATTAATCCTCTGAAAAAGGAACCTGCCGTTGATGGTAAGTGGTTTGATGGCGAAGGAGAGTGGGCTTCGTTAGACGGAATAGAAGAAGAGTTTATGAAGCATATGAAGAAATTTTATTTAATGTGGAAAGATTCAAAAGAACCAATAACAAACGAACAGGGTATAAAAACCACGGACGACTTTTCTTGGAACGCCACAGGGAAAAAACTATTGGAAATTATCTGTGAAAATAAAAGTAAAAAGGCTTCATCCTGAGTCTATAATTCCGACAAAGGCTAACGCATCTGATGCCGGATGGGATCTGTACTCAACTCAAGACGTAACCTTTCTCCCGTTTAAAAAGTATTTGATTAATACTGGCATTGCTATGTCCATTCCTGATGGATTTGTCGGCCTTATCTGGGATCGCTCAGGACTGGCTTCTAAGCATGGGATACATAGATTCGCAGGAGTAATTGATTCTGGATATAGGGGGGAGATAAAAGTATGTCTCTATAATTCTCTTGATTGGGTAACTTCCATTAAAAAAGGAGAACGAATAGCCCAACTGTTAATTCAGGAGATACCAACCTGCGAGCTTGTTGAAGTAGACGAGCTAGAAGAATCAAGCCGTGGAGAGCAAGGCTTTGGAAGTAGTGGTAAATGAGAGTTAGTTCAAATATAAAACTTGATTTTGACGATGTCCTTATAGTTCCTCAAAGAAGTCGTGCTGCTAGCAGAAAAGAAGTAAAAATACAAAGGGAATTTAATTTTTATCATAGTCCACGAGCATGGACAGGAGTTCCTATAGTAGCTGCCAACATGGACACTACGGGTTCCTTTGCGATGGCAATTGCTCTCGAAAAAGAAGGACTTATCACCTGCCTTCACAAGCATTATTCTGCCGACGAACTATGTTCTTTCTTTTTACATGGAGAGCCGCCCTCCGGTAGTCGTCCCCTTGGTCTTGCTAAAACATATCGATGGATAAGCATCGGCCTACATAGCGATTTTCAAAGACTCACAGACTTTCATGATAGGGCAGGTATTGAGCCTAACATTTGCATTGACGTTGCTAACGGCTATACAGATCAGTTTGTAGACTACTGCAATAAGGTGCGTACTTCTTTTCCACGCTCAATTATTATGGCCGGTAATGTTTGTACTCCTGAGATGGTTCAGGAATTGATTTTGCACGGAGGGGTGGATATTGTCAAGGTTGGTATCGGCCCCGGATCTGTATGCACTACCAGACTTGTTGCGGGAGTAGGATATCCACAGCTTTCAGCCATCTCAGAGTGTGCCCACGCAGCACACGGACTAAAGTCGGGTGATAAAAAAATGGGCCTTATTTGTGCTGACGGAGGATGCAAATATCCTGCCGATATCTGTAAAGCACTTTGTGCCAACGCCGATTTCGTTATGCTAGGAGGAATGTTTTCTGGCACAGATGAGTGTGAAGGGGAATGGAAATACGAAGAGGAAGCAGGAGATAAAAAGAAAAAATATTTAAAATTTTATGGAATGTCGTCTCACGAAGCACAAAAGCAACACGGAAACCAAATAGTTCAATATAGAGCCTCCGAAGGTCGAGTTGTTAGGGTAGAATACAAGGGAAGGGTGGAGACGGTTCTACAAGAAATCTTGGGGGGCATTCGCTCCTGCTGTACCTACATTGGGGCAGATCAAGTTAAAGATATGGCTAAGTGCGCAGAATTCATAAGAACTAACAGAACCAACAATAAGGTTTTTTGAAAAATAAAATGGCTGTTCCAGCAATTAGTTTGACCGTTGTTCTTTATTGCATCACTGCTGCAAGTTGTATAAAGAACAAAGACTATCCTCATGCTCTGATGTGGTTTGCTTACGGGCTTGCGAACATCGGGCTCCTATGGTATGAAATTACCAGAAATAGCAAGAGTGCTTTTTGAGCATAAATATGGGGTATTAATAATATGAGATATGTTCTTTCAGTCTTGTGGCAATTTTTTACAAAAATATTTAAAAAGAAAAAAGAGAATCTTCCAAGCGAAAAAGAAGCAGAAGAAGAAGTAGAAGAAGAAGTAGAAGAGGAAGAAGCAGAAGAAGTAGAAGAGGAAGAAGGGGAAGAGTCTCTAGATGCCGCAGGTGAAATAAAAATAGTTTGGAGTGAGGGAGGAGATTTTCAGCTTTATGTTGACGTATTTGAAATAAACCAAGACAACGCAGAAGTCTTGGCCCTTCTCTTGCACAATCTAAACGATGGAGAAATGCTAACTTACTTTCTTCAAGCCCTACAAAAGTGGTGCGAAGATAATGCGGATAGGTCTCTTTATGTGGGAACTGTCTTTGACGTATGGAAGATGCTAGAAGATCATACAAACAACAGTCAAGAATCTTTGGCTGTTCACGCTTCCGATGTTTTTAATTTGAAAGGACCTCGTGGAAATGAACGTCGTTGATTTTTGCGACTATCAAGATGACAAGGGTCATCTTTGTAACAGGACTCCCGAATACGTGGTACATGAAAAAGAATTCGATGTCTATCTGTGTGATAGATGCCTACATATTTACGAGCCCTCCCTAGACGCTACGACTGTTTGTTTTAACCAACCATGAGGTGTCTTATGTCTAACAAAATTCCAGTCCCCAGCGGATACGATGTCTACTGGGAAAAATGGACAGATGCTTATCAAGAAGAAATCGAAAGCGATGCAGAAAGAGACAGCCTGAAACCCACAGAGGATGAGCAAAATCTTGATCCCTTTTCTTTTGAGGAAGAAGATTCGGAGCCGATGCACTTTTCCGAAATAAAAACAATATTTACTCCGTTTGGAATCCTCCCCCTCACAGAACATTCTCTTGCCAGTAATCACTTTAAGTTTTGGGTAGGACACACTAATTTCAAAATTCCTGCAAATTTCTACAATCTCATAGCAACCGTTAAAGGAGTAGAAGCCGTGGATATATTCAGTCCTTACCGGTTTAGAATAGCCGTTGGGAGACTTTTCCAAGACCGAGATGTGATGTCTGGTGTCCGAGGGTCTATATTAAATTACATAGTGACTGATAAAAAAGCGAACGATGCAAACGATGCGGAGAGAACCTAGGGAGCAACATGTACCTTGAGTATTGTGCCTATAACAAGAGCTTTATAGAAGATGTAGACGTACAATCACAGAAGCTCTTTCGAGCCGTAGACCTAAAGTTTGACGGGTTAGCAATCCCTCTCTACCTGCTACGTGAAGTTAAAACATATTTTTCTGATTTAGATATTACTATAGCGACCCCCGTTGACTACCCGAACGGAACTTCTGACAAGAAGGTTAGGCAACACGAAACGGTAGTCTCGTTGCAGTCGGGAGCTAACGCTATTGACCTAGTGGCAAATCCTTATCTAATAAAAACAAATAAATATTCTGCTTTAGAGAAAGAAACAGAAACACACTTAAGAATATGCGAAGATTACAATGCAGACTTAAGAATTATATTAAACTACGATCTTCACAACGGAAAACAAATTGCACGGGTCTCTGATGTGCTAAAAAATGCGGGTGTCGATTTCATAATTCCATCGGCAGGGTTTCAAAGAGACGATATTTATAACAATCTTCTCATGTCAACGACGATAGAAAAACACTCAAATATTAATGTTATAGCAAGCGGCCAAATTTGGCTAGAAAAACAGTACATGGTGGCAATTCAAACTAAAATTTTTGGGTTGAGGCTTTATTCTTTAAACATCTTTGAAGAATTAGGTGTAAAAGATAGGTAGGATAGGGACTGCATTATTGGGAATAACAGGAATTTTCTCATTCTATTATATAGATGAGGCAAAAAAATGGCATATCATAATATAGCCGACAATACCCGAGTATATCCACAGGGTCCTTACGGGTGGCCACAAGGTATCGACAACGACCAAGGAGCTATTAGAGACGGGGGAACGATTGCAGAATCCACTCTCTGGTCTTCGACGAGTCTTGGTGAAGGTAATCCTATTACCACAATAGCCTCTGGTGTTAATAACACGAGAGCTACTAAGACTGACGGGGCAATATGGAATAATCAACCGGGCGAGATTATCGTGCGGGCGACGACTGACATTGCCGGACTCAGTAGCACAGTGGGTGAGGGTGGTGCTAGCAATAGTGCTAATGAGAGCGACTCGATTCATCAGCTTACAGTCATTAGAACCCGGATGATCAAAACCGCTATCAGAAGCCAATACTGGCAAATATTCTCTGGTATCTTTTCTCCCGCCCCTGAACTCAACACTGAAGGTGCTTGGGACATTGCGGTTGGAGAAGAAGTCGGGCCGTACATGAAGTCGTCTGGAACGGACATTGCAGCTAATCCAAGCTCCGCTCGTCCGGGCAAGCTCACTTACATGATTGGCAATCCAGTGGCAACAAACGATTCCTACAAGCCAAGATATAATTGGTAAAATCGTGAGGGAGGGGGCGCTAAAACGCCCTCCCCCGCCTTTTTTTGGAGTAAAAATATGACACAAAAAGCAACTTTTTCCTTTTTAAAGTTCGCTTCTGTCACTTTACTTGCTATAATAATTAGTATGGGTGGATTTTGGCTAACGATTGGTCAAAATTTAGTTACAAGAGCAGAAGCACGGACGATGATTAATGAAGGAACGTCATCAATAAGAACGGAGCTTATTTTTATAAGACAAGGCGTTGAAAAGCTTGATGAGAGAATGATAAGACAAGAAGAAGAATTCAGACAAATGCTTAAAGAAAATACGACAGCCATTAATGATCTACGAATCCAATTGGCTTCCCTAACAAAGACTATTGAATCGTTGTCTGAAAGCATTGGTAATAAACAATAGGAGAACAAGTATGTTCGAAAAAATTAAGACGATGTTTAGAAGTCGTCGATTTTGGGTTGGTATAGGTGGCATGGTTGTTGTCTTTGCCGATTCTCTTTTTGGTGAAGGTACAGTAAATCCAGATACAGTTCAGATGGTTGTTTTGCTTGCAGGAGCATGGATTGTTGGTGACAGCTTGAGAGTTACCGAGTAATTTTTTAAAGAAAGGTAGTGTCATGAACTTGTTGAAAACCCTACTTCACGGTATTACTAGCCCTTTCAAAAAGAAACCGGTGCGCATGTTACTTTTGGTCGGTGGCGCATACCTTCTTGGAGCATATCTGGGTTGGTGGCCAAACCTCTTGGGTGATTTTTTAAGTAATCTCAAGAAGTAATTCTTATTAAACAGAAACCAATGAAACGGAATTCAAAGAAAGGGGGGCAACTTGTTTGCCCCTTTTTCATTATTAGGAGATAAATATGAAATATGTTATTTTTCTTTGCGCAATGATTCTTTTGTGGGCATCTCCTTGCGAAGCTCAAAACAGTTCTAATCCACGTCTACAAAATTTTAGATATGGAACTGGACAGGCCTCTTGGTGGAAACAGCCGCAGCAGTCTCCACAGGTTATTATTCAACGACAATACATTCCTTACTACCCATATCACTATAGACCCTATTACGGAAGTTATTGTCCCCCACGTTATTCTATTGTTTATATAAATGGGCGACCCGTCATTGTACGGCCACAGTTTAATAGGCTTTTTTTCCAATTTAGGTTTTAATATATGTATGCGTATAGGGCAAGGCTCGTTAGATGTGTAGATGGAGATACCGCAGACTTTGAGGTTGATTTAGGCTTCAATCTATTCGCAAAAATACGAACAAGGTTGCTTAATGTTGACACTCCTGAGCGTGGAAAGCCCCTTTATCACGAGGCCACAGCCTTGTTGGAGTATCTTATAAAGTATAATGAAGATGAAGAAGGATATATAAATATCAAAACTCACAAGACTGGCAAATATGGACGTTGGCTTGTTGAGATAGACAGTGTAAACAGTGCCATGGCAGAAAGGTGGCCCTATAAGGAATAAAAATATGAAGGATACGATTAATGAAATTTTAGTCGGAGGAAAAGGAATTTTAGCTGCCGACGAAAGCACCCCCACTATAACCAAAAGATTTGATGTGGTCATGCCGGGAGCGGAGCAATGGTCTACGGAAGAGGATCGCCATGAATATAGAAGAACTCTTTTTTCTACCGAAGGACTTAAAAATTATATAGGGGGAGTCATTCTATTTGATGAAACAATTAGGAATGAAGAAACCATAAAGCCCCTCAGAGATGAAGGAATTCTTTTAGGAATTAAGGTAGACAAGGGCGTTACGCAATATGATTGGGAGGGAATGACTACCCAAGGGCTTGACGGCCTTTCTGATAGGCTAAAAGACTATTGCAAGCTAGGAGCCAGCTTTGCTAAATGGAGAGCCGTTATTTATCCTAACTCAAGTCTTGAATGCATTAAAGAAAACGCACATGTCTTAGGAAGATACGCAAAAATTTGTCAAGACCACAACGTAGTTCCTATAGTTGAGCCGGAAGTGATTATGGAAGGCTCTCACGATATAGAAACCTCGCAAAAAGTTACCGAGGAAGCTCTTCACTATACATTTGACGCCCTTTATCACGAGGGAGTGTCACTGGAAAACATTATCTTAAAGCCAAACATGGCATTGTTTGGTTATGATTTTGACGAACGATTTTCAGAGTCAGACACAAGCCCTTCTCCTGAAGTAATAGCAAAAAGAACCCTAGAGTCTCTTTTGAGAACGGTTCCAGCGGCTGTTCCGATTGTCGCCTTTCTTAGCGGTGGACAGCCAGACGGACAGGCTGTTGAAAATTTAAACCACATGAACCTACTCAAAGACGAAATGAAAGCCCCGTGGAAGCTCACATTTTCTTTTGGAAGAGAGCTACAAGGAGGAGCCCTCAAGCTTTGGGCCAAAGCGAATCGATTCCGTCGGCAAGCACTAAGGCCAACCATCTCCGCTCTTCAAGAATGCACGGTTGCTTCCCAACGATGGCTTTTAAAGCGTGCCCAAGAGTGTAGTCAGGCCACCCTAGGAAGGTGTGATAAAAATGGCAAAGAAAAATAGAGAAGAAAGAAACTTCGTTTTCAAAACCACCATGTACTTTGACATAGCACAAATGTACTCTAAGAAAAGCTGCAAAAAGTGTCATGGTAAGGGATATCAAAAATTTATTTCCCCTCCTCCCGAGAACAAAGAGAACTACTCTTATTGTTCCTGCGCAGCAAAGAATATCAAGAAATATGGATAGGCCTTCTTGGAATCAATATTTTATGGGCCTAGCCCACTACATCTCTCTTCGTACCCATGATGCAGAGACGAAAGTGGGGTGCGTTATAGTAAACGATTCCAAACACGTAGTAAGCTTAGGGTATAATGGATTTTGCGCAGGGGTTGATGATGAATCATTGCCTAATACCAGACCCAACAAATATCCCTTCATGGTTCATGCAGAACAGAATGCTATTTCTAATTTGATAGTGCGGTCTTCAAAGCCCCTAGTCGCCTATATAACGCATATGCCATGTCACACTTGCGCAAAACTATTGTGGCAGAACAATGTTCGATATTGGTTTGTCGAAGAAAATTCTTCTGCGGTATCTTCCTCCGAAAAAGATAAGATCGTTTTCGATTTTTTGTTAGGAAACGGACTAGGTTTCGATACGATACAAACAGACACGCAAATGTTTGATAACGTGCGACACCAATTGATTGAGAACCAAAAAGCTTAAAAATTCAATATCGCCACTTTTAAAAGTAGTCAATGTCGGTGTATAATAAGGTAGTCATCGGAAATTGAGCGAAAGATTTCTCGCTAAAGCGACACGCCGTTGACATTTTTAAATTAAGCTATCGTCACAGCCCACAATATTTTATATGATAAGCCTTGGTGTTGTCTCGATAGAAAATTATAACGTGTCGCTTTTTTTTATTTCTGCGTGCCACTTGAACATTTGAAAAGGATTGACAATGCTGGATTCCGACAAGCCTTCTAAGCCCTCCCCTAAATTTGAAGTTAGCTTCATAATCAAAGACAAAAACGGGAAGCCTACAAGCAAAAGAAAAACCTTTGCTTCCGACGATGCCCAAGGGATGGCCAAGTTCTTTAACAAATATCAGGGGGGCGGTAAACGCAAGGGTAAAAAGGGGAGGGGCGGCAAGGGATCTGCAAAAGGAAAGTCTTCGTAAATGTCTGTATCTGAACTTCAAAATTATACGTTCGTGTCTAGATATGCACGGTGGCTTCCAGATGAAAAGCGACGAGAGACATGGAGAGAATCCGTAGACCGTGTTAAAAACATGATGTATGAACAGTATCCTGAAATTAATGGGGATATTGAATGGTCATACGACATGGTGTTTAAAAAGAGGGTGCTTGGTTCCCAAAGGGCTCTCCAGTTTGGGGGAAAGCCAATCTTAAAGCATAACGCCAGAATTTATAATTGCATCGCTTCTTATTGTGATAGGCTAAGGTTTTTTCAGGAATGCATGTATCTTCTCTTGTGTGGTTGCGGCACCGGCTTTTCTGTTCAAAAACACCATATTAAAAAGCTTCCTTCTTTTATAAAGTCAAGAGAACATACCAAAAAGTTTGTAATAGAAGACAGCATAGAAGGATGGTCTGATGCTGTCGGCGTCTTAATCGCAAGCTATTTTGAGCCAGATGAAATTTTTTCAGAATATGCCGGAAGCCGTGTGTCTTTTGACTTCTCTCAAATCAGACCTGCCGGCTCATATTTAAGCTCCAGTTCTGGCAAAGCACCGGGAGCAGAGCCCCTCAAGAAAGCCCTGTCTAATATAAGAAAGATACTGGACAAGTCTTTTAAAAATGCGGACTTTGCCTCTCGGGAACTGCGTAGACTTACCCCAATAGAAGCGTATGATATTATTATGCATGCTGCCGATGCCGTAATTTCAGGAGGGGTTAGGCGTAGCGCAACCATTTGTCTTTTTAGCCCAACAGACAAAGAGATGGCAACTGCAAAAACGGGAAATTGGTTTCATGAAAATCCACAAAGAGGAAGGTCTAATAACTCCGCTCTTCTGGTAAGAAACAAGACGAGCCCCAAGGAGTTCCATGAGCTTATGGGATCTGTTAGGCAGTTTGGAGAGCCGGGATTCGTGTGGTCCGACTCCACAGAATTAATAGTTAATCCCTGTGTAGAAATAGGGATGTATCCTGTAGACGTAGAAACAAAAAAATCGGGATGGCAGGCGTGCAACCTAAGCACTATCAATTGTGCCAAGGTAAAAACAGAAGAAGAATTTTACGAGTCCTGCCGAGCCGCCTCTATTATTGGAACCTTACAGGCTGGGTTCACGAAGCTCCCCTACCTTGGAGAAGTAAGCGAACGTATTTTGCGTAGAGAGGCCCTTCTTGGTGTTTCTATGACAGGCATCATGGAACAGCATGAGATTTGTTTAGATCCCAACATACAAAAGAAAGGGGCCAGAGTTGTTAAAAAAACCAATAAAGAACTGGCGGCAAAGATCGGAATTAATCAGGCAGCTAGGGCTACTTGTGTCAAGCCTGAAGGAACTTCTAGTTGTATCCTTGGTACTAGCTCTGGTATTCATCCTCATCATGCCAAGCGCTATATACGACGTGTACAGGCTAATAAGATGGAGGAAATTTACGGACACTTCAAAAAAATAAACCCGAGGGCATGTGAAGAATCTGTTTGGTCTGCTAATGATAGCGACGAAGTTATTTCTTTTTGCATAGAAGTGCCTGCGGGATCAAAAACAAAAAATCAAATTTCTGCCATAGATTTGTTACAATATGTAAAAAGTACGCAGCAAAATTGGGTTATGGTTGGGAAAAATGACGCCCTGTGTGTGAGGCCGTGGCTTAATCACAATGTTTCCAATACTATCAATGTTAAGCCAGATGAATGGGATGAAATAGAAAAGTTTATTTACAAAAACAGAAACTATTTTTGTGGAATTTCATTACTTCCCGTGAGTGGAGACAAAGACTATCCTCAAGCCCCCTTCACTACTATTTATTTGCCTAGCGAACAGGTTGCCCATTACGGGGACGGTGCGGTGCTTATAAGCGGGCTTATAGAGGTGGCACTTGACTTGTGGGAAGATAATTTATGGGCTGCCACAGATGCTCTTTTGGGCATGGGGAAGGCTACGAGAGGGGAAGCTAAACGAAATTGGATAAAAAGATGCAATCGTTTTGCAGGCAAATATATGGATAGTGACGTTAAAAAGTTGTCCTATTGTATGAAAGATGTGTATAATTGGAAGGAGTGGATTGATTTACAACGTGAATATAAAAAAGTTGATTACATGGAAGTCATCGAAGAAAAAGACAATGTAGAACCAGAACAAGAGTGGGCTTGCAGCGGGGGAGTTTGCGAGCTTATTTGAAGATAAAGTTTTAGAGAGGCTATGATGCTAGATTTTTATGCAAACAGAAGGGATTTTTTACGAGTAGGAAGCATTGGCGTTGGTATGTCAGCTATCGGGCTTAACGACATAGTCCTAGCCGAAGAAGAAAAAACTCAAGAACTTAAAGACAGTTCTGTTGTATGGGTATGGCTTGGCGGAGGCCCCACGCAATTTGAAACCTTCCATGCCCCCAAAGAAGATAGTGTGCCAAGCGAATATAGGTCTGTTGGGGGTGCCTTGGTGGATAAGTCTACTGGAATGGCATTTGGTTCTCATTGGCAAGACCTGATTAAACAGGCTCCCAAGTTGAATGTAGTAGACTCATTTACTCACGGAGATTCATCTCATAGACAGGCTACCCACTGGGTAATGACTTCCCACTACAACAAAGAACGAAGTCAAACATCTAACTCTATGTTCCCATCTCATGGATCTATTGTGTCTGCTGTCTATGGTGCCAACAACCCCAAAAATGGAGTCCCTACATATGTCAAACAGGGCAGGATAGAAGGTGAAGATCCAGCATGGTTGGGCGGAGCATACAAACCCTTCGACCCTTCAAACAAAGACAACCTAACACCCAGAGTAGACATTGAGAGATTCACAAATAGAAATGAACTATTAAAGTTGCTTGAGGGTGTTAATATTCCTAGTCCATCAGCAGACTCTGTTACCAAATTCAATCAGCAGGCATTTGATGTAATCCTTGGAACAGCTAAAGACGCATTCAATTTGGACAAAGAAGACCCCAAAACAAAAGAAGCCTATGGCGATACGGCGATTGGAA